GAACATCCGACTGAAGTGCGCCTTCACTGTGCGGCGCGATATTCTCAACTCTTTCGCTATCTCTGTTTGATCGTAGCCCATGAGAAACAGTTCTGCTACTTGCTTCTCGCGCGGTCTAAGGCGCTCCCATAAATAAATACTCACTGGCTTCCCCCCCCCCTTCCCGGCACCTATCCCTTTGGCGAGGCCAACAAAGAGATCATCGCTCAGCTCCCGCTACGGTATATCTTACAGTTAAACTGCTTCGCTTTGTATTATCACTTCCGCTAGAACCGCTACAGACGCGGCTTCTCGGGCTATGTGTTCGATTGCCGAATCTCCGTTGCTCGCATCAGCCAACAATCTGGCAGCGCCGCGCAGCCAGCGACGAGCGCGCTTTACTGTTTCCATGTCAGGTTTTTGCTTCACAACTACTTTATGTTTGTCAAGACATTTTTTTGCGCGACTCATCATGGTCACAATTTACACACAACCGGTGGTGTATGCAAGTTTTTTCTTGACACCTATTGTGGTCACCATGTAAGTTACTTTCCGTTACGGGTTTTACTGTATACGCTCCGTAACCGAGGACGCACACTTTTGCCCTTCGTTAAGCTCGATACTCGCATCCTGCAATCGACTCTCTGGTTTGAACGTGACGCCCGCGAACTCTTCATTACAGCCCTGTTGATGGCAGAGCCTTGCGAAATTATGGAGTCCACTAAGCAATTAAAAGTGGACGCGATTGAGTACACTGGGTTCGAAGTTCCGCCAGGCTGGTATGGATTCGTCCCAGCGGCCGGTATCGGTATCATTCGACAGGCCGGAATGGAGCGTGAGCCGGGCATGAAAGCATTGGCGGATCTAGGCAACCCGGACATAGAAAGCCGCTCGGCGGACTATGAAGGCCGCAGGCTGGTGCGAGTCGATGGCGGATTTGTGATTCTGAATTACATCAAGTACCGCGAAAGGGACACTACGGTAGCCGAGCGAATGCGACGCTATCGGAAGCGACAGAAAGAGTTACATGGTCACAATGTAACGTTACCCCGTCACGTTACGCAAGCAGAAGCAGAAGCAGATGTAGAAGTAGAAGCAGATAAAGATCAAAAGCAAAGTAACTTAGTATCATCAGCATCTTCAGATCCGCCGCATGCTGATGATGGTGAATTGGTTCGAGCCATCCAGATATTCGAAGAAAGCCCGGTCACCAAGGGAAACGCCACCAAGGCGGATCGTGAAACTGCCAGACGGCTGCTGCGCAGCCACTCTCTAACCCACATTGAGAACGGTATCTTGCTGGCGACAGCTCGCAAGATCGCGAGTGATCGCGAAAATGGATCTTCTGGCCAGGTGCAGAGCTTGGCTTACTTTGAGCAGGCCATTGCAGAGGCTGCAGCGGACAAGAACCTCAGCGAGAGTTATATGCAGCGGGTGCGGCAAGTGATTCGCAAACACGGAAAGAATGGCCCGGTATGAGAGAACTGTTGCCTGTGGATCACAACGTTGTGATGCCGGATTCGTGCCGCGGGACCGGCTTGAAGAAATACCCCTGGCGCACGATGGGAGTGTCTTCGGGGCGTCCACTGCGCGGCGACAGTTTTTTGGTGCCGTGCCCGATCGACGACATGCGCGAACTGGTGAGAATCGAAAACAGCCTAACGTCGTGTATTCGCTGGATGCGCAAGCGCTACGCGATGCAGTTTGCCATGCGACGAATGGACGACGGGGTGCGGGTTTGGAGGCTGAAGTGAAAGCTTTGACGTTGTGGCAGCCATGGGCATCGCTGATAGCCCTCGGCGAAAAGACAGTCGAAACGCGCTGCTGGGACACGAAGTACCGTGGCGAATTGGCAATTCATGCGGCCACGCGGATGCCGGCGCGCTACTTGGGCGCATCGCGATATTTGCCGGCCTTTGGCGATGAATGCGCGGACGTTTTGAAGGTGAAGCGCGATGCCGTGGGACCGGCGATCAACCAACTTCCGCGCGGCGCCGTGCTGTGCGTGGTACGGCTGATGCAGGTTGAGCGCACAGAATTCGCGCGCAGTTATCTTTGCCAGCGAGAGCTGATTTTCGGGAACTACGACGATGGGCGCTACGCCTGGATTCTGGAGTTGGTTGAGAAATTCGAAACACCGATTCCTGCGAAGGGAAACCGGATGCTTTGGAACTGGCAGCGATGAGCGATTCTCTTTTCACGCCCGAGGAGCAAAGTGAGCGCGATGCGCGGATGGCTGCCGCGGTTACATCTTACGGGCTCGGCACGAAGAGTTACAACGCTTCCTGCGAGGCGCGTGAAAGCCAGAGGCAGCGCGAAGAAACGACAGCGCGCTATCTGGCGCAACCGCACAGCGAAAAAGTTTTGCCGCTGGTCTGCACTTGCCGCAGTTACCGGTTCGCGCATCCGCCTTCGCGGCATGGCTCGCTCGACCATCCGGCGGATTGGAAACCTTGGCAAGAACGCTATCGGCTTGATCGCGAGCATAATGCGCTAGTCGAAAAATCGCGGTACCCGTGGGAGGACAACTGACAAAATGGCGCAAGCAGAGAATGCGGTGATGTATGCGGTGGAACAAGTTTGTAGCTTATACGGTGTGCAAGTTACGCGCGAGCAGTCGCGGCAGTTCAACGTGCAGGGTGCGGCCGGGCGCTGGCGTCCGATGTTTTTCGGCACGTGGACCGATACCACCGGCGAGTTGACCCATCGTGTGGGCAAGCGGATCACGAATGTTTGGAACAAGGGCAAAGCGGATTTTCTGGCGCGGCCGCGGGTTGGTTTTATGCAGCACACGGCTATACTGAATTACCTGGTGCACATCGCCGTCCCGCTCTGGATCGAATGCAAGAGCCTGGACGGAAAACAAACCCCCGAGCAGATGGCTTTTCAGCGCTGGGTGGAGCGCAATGGCGACGCCTACCTGCTTTTGCGCGAAGACGTGCGGCCGCTGATTGCGTGGTTTGACGAGCACGGCGTCACAAAGTCATGCAGCGCCGCGGATCTGCGGACGGTGACGAACCCGCCGGACGCTTCGATAATTGACTCGCTACCGTGCCGCTGGTGCAAGAAGCCGAAAGTCGAGCACATCGGCGTCGCATTTGGCTGCGCCGGTACCAGTGGAAAAGTTTGGAGCCCGGATTTACGGAGAACGGCATGACCGGAGCGGCTGAGTTTTCTGAGTGCGGCCGCTGGCGATGGTGGCTGACTCGTGTTTGGGATGACTCGCTCCCGCTGGCAGCACTGATCGGCATGAACCCCTCGACCGCAACTGCGACCGAGGACGACCCGACGGTTAGCAAGGAAATTCATTTTGTGCGCAGTTGGGGATTCGGCGGGTTGCTGAAGCTGAATGCGTATGCCTACAAAGCGACGAATCCGGCGGATCTCTACAAGGCACGCGCTCGCGGCGTCGATGTGGTTGGCGATAAAAATACGGCCGGGCAGATGCTAACCCGGCTGCAGGAATTCAATGTAGCCGCGACGGTGGCATGCTGGGGACGTTTGAAATTCGACCGTGGCTGGATTCTGCGGGACGTGTTTACGCGCTACGGTGTGCAACTGGATTGTTTCAAGAAAAACGCGGACGGATCGCCCGCGCATCCGCTCTACCTGCCTTATGGACTTTTACGGGAGCCATGGAATTATGCCTAGATCACTTTCGCCGGAAGCGCTGGCGCTGATTCCTAACGGGATTGAAAACTTTGTTCCGTGCTGCATCGTTTGCGGGCTGCCCGTGCCACTGAGCCGGGCGCGCGGGCGCAGCAAGGACACGTGCTCGAAAGCCTGCCACTCGATTCGGCAGGCTTATCGCAAGCACGTACTGATCACTTCGAAATGCCTTGCCTGTTACCACCCCTCAACGCCGGAAGAGCGCGAAGACTTTCGCAAGTGGCGACGCTCGCGGGGCGATGTGCAGGCCAAGGGTCGGCCGCCGATTCTGCTGAGGCGCGCTCTACTGGAAGCGATTTATGTGCTTGAGCAATACGCGGCGCCGGAAGATGAATACATGGCCCGCTGCCTCGCCAATTTTCGCGGAGTGGTAACCATGAACGATAACAAGCCGAACGGGAAAGCGCTTGACGCACAGCCGGAAGTTTACTAGTTTGCGACTGTGAAGTCGAACAAGTACATGCGCTCTTTCGGAGAATAAAATTCCATGGCATCGAGAAAACTTTACGGACCGCAGCGAGCATCGAACGCGCTGGTGGGATTGAATGTTTCGGGCGCGATTGCCCAGGTACTGCCGGCCTCGCAACTGATTACGGTTTCGACTGAAACCCAGATTGTTGACCCCGGCGTTCCTGCCAATCTGCTGATCCTCTCGATTCCGCCGGGCGGCCCGCTTGAACAGCGCGGCTTCGAAGTTGTGGTCAGCGGCTATGTCAAGACTGGCACCACGGCAACCGCGACCATCAGCCTCTACCAAGGTACCTCGACCACGATTGGCAACAACAAGAAACTGGCGACCACGGGCGCTTCTGGCTCGCTGGCCACGGCTTCGACCCCGTTTGAGTTGCGGATTCGCTGCGTTTATGACTCGGTGAGCGGCAAGCTGGATGGGTTTATCGTTTCGGGCATCATTGGCGGAACGCTGGTGACTCCTGCGGCCTTCACGGCCGGCAGCAGCCCGTATGCGCTGAGCATTAACAACGCGAGCAACCCGGTGCTGAGCTTCACGCTGACGGCGACCTTCAGCGTGGCCAATGCCGCGAACCAAGTTGTCATCCAGGAATTTTCGATTCTGGATGAGTAGATCTCCGAGGAGAGTCGGAGAACGGGCGCGACAACACGCGGGGCTGGTAGGAATCGCTGAGCGGTGAATCAGATCAGCCTCGCGCTCCTTCAAGAGAATTCAGAACATGGCCGAAAAAGAAGAAAAACCCGGCAAGAAGAAGCACAAAAAACCCCACAAGATCATCACCACGCGGGCGCAGGATGGCTCATTCGGCCATGAGCATGTTCACGAAGGCTCTGACAAGCCGGTATTCGCCGGGACAAGCCAGAACATGGACGACCTGAAACAGCACATGGAAGATCACTTCGGTGGTGGTGCCGCTGAGCCTGCCGCTGAACCCGATGCTGCTGCGGCGGCCCCTGGCGATGCTGCTGCGCCTGGCGCGCCGGGCGTGGAGTAAGCCATGCCTTACCAACCGCAAGCATCGAAAGAAAATGTTCACGGCATGGGCTGGTTTACCGCGCAAGTAACCGCGGCGCAGATTACTGCCGGCAACGTCGTCGTAAAAAGTGGCCCAGGCCGCATCTGTAAAGTTTTAGTTACAACCCTCACGACTGCGGCGCAGGCGATCGTGATTTACGACACAGCCGGTACGATTAGCGGCAGCACGGTGATTGTTGGTTTGATTCCCGGCGCGACCCCTGCAGGTACGATTATCGAATTCAATATCCCCTGCCAGGCTGGCATCACCATCCAGCAGAATGCTTCGCTGGCGGCTGGCGAGATCACTGTGAGTTTCAGTTAAGGCAAGCCCATGGCGTTCCCGAAAAATAAAGTTTTCAAGCGCGGCGCGAACTGGGTAGCACGATGTTATTTTGTCTCAATCGCAAGCCCATATTTCACTTGTTTCGATCAGGAATTTACCGATTGGCGCGCTGCCCTTGAGTTTGTTTTGCCGCTAAAGCAGGGCGCATGAAATGCAACTTGATCTTGCTCGCGTCGATACCGATTCGGACTACCGCAACGAAGCCCGCCATCGCTGCGTTACGGACCACTTCTACCTAGCCGATTTGCTGGGCGCTGGTTTTGACCGCTTTCTGGCGCGCGTGCACCAGCCCGTGGTAGACCTCTACTTCCCGAAAAATCCGGGCTTGCCGATTGAGCAGCAACACGAGAAAAAAAACCGATTGCACCTCGACCCCCGCGGGACTTACAAGACCACCATGGGCCGCGTGGATTCGCTGCAGTGGATACTGGCCTTTCCGGAAGAAATTACGATTCTGAATGAAACTGCGACTAAGCCGCTGGCGGAAGCCATTTCAGCGAGCATTGCCGCATTCTTTTACAAACCGAAGGACGTGGCGCCGACGCCGCTGCAACGGGTGTTCCCAGAACTTTGCGTCGAAAAAAAACCGACTGGGATCTGGGACACTCCGGTGCGGCTGCCAGGCTCACTCGATACCACGCTGGCTTTTACTTCGCCGCGCGCATCGCAATCAGGCTGGCACCCCTGGGTAGAGTGCATCGACGACATGGTGGACACCGAGAACTCTGGCATTCACGCCTCGGCGGATCTGCGCCAGTCGGTGATTGACACCTACTACACCAACAAGAACACGCTGCGGCCGGGTGGCTATATCAACCTGCGCGGGACGCGCTACCACCCCTTCGAACTGTATGGCGACGTGCTCGACAAGATGGATGCGGATGATTGGAAGGTTTTGATTCGCTCGGCCATGACGATCAAGTCAAACCGGAAGTTGCTGCCGGGGGAATTTCCGGATCGCGATGACGTGATTCTAAACTTCCCGGAAATGCCGGGGATGGACTACCGCTCGCTGCGGCAGAAGTTTTTCGATGACTACGAAAGCTTTATGTGCCAGCAGCAAAACGACCCGCAGGGCGGGCACATTGCAACCTTTGACGAAGACCTGTACAAGAGCATGCTGATTGCCCCGGAACGCATTCCGAACCTGGGCGACACCTACATTTGCTGGCGGCTGCCTTATGGCGGGAAAGAGTATATGGCCGGGCTGGCCGAGGGCGCGGCGGCTCGCGTGTACGAAGGCAAGGTCTACATTCTGGACGCCTGGGGCGGGAACTACACGCCATCGCGCCTGGCGGAAAAAATCGTGCGCGAATCGAAAGAGCATCAGGCGCAGATGCTGATGCTCGAAGACTTGCCCGGCACCGAGTATATGGAAGGGCACATTCGCAACGAGGCTTTGCGCAAGAACGTGAGCGTGCGCATGCAGTGGATGGAATTCCAGGACGATGACAACTGCCGCTTTGAGCGGATCAAACAACTGGAGCCGCAGGCGCGCGCCGGGCGCGTGCTGATTTCGACCGCGAGCGGCAAGGCGGGGGAACTCAAAAGGCAACTGTGCAACTTTGGGCTGGTGCGCGAGAATGGCATTGTCGATGCGATCTCGCGGCTGGCGGCAAAAGTGCCGATCAGTCTGATGCGGCAGGAGATTGAAGATGAGGAAGCGGAAACGCTATTACGCCGGCGGCAGGACTTGATGTACCACTTTATTTACGGTGGCATCGACCATAGTTCCGGGCTGGCTGAATTGGAATCGCGCAAGCGGCAAGAGCAGGAAGCCCAGGCGGCGGCGATGGAGAGCGTGAACAATTTGGGACTGACTGACATTTTGGGGGGGTTGGACGGATGAGTATTTGCCAAAACTGCCAAGTGCGACAGGAGCGGCCATGCACATACACGGCGCGCACACGGGAATTTTACCGCGCACTGATGCCGGCACTTCGCTTTGTGGCCCAGCGCTGCGGTTATGCCCTGGCAGTGCATGGCAGCCTGAAAACTGACATCGACTTGCTGGCGGCGCCGTGGCGCCAGACGGCTGTGAGTGCCGACTACCTAGCTGAGCAGATCAGATTGACGGCAGAAAGTATCATTGGCACCGCGCAAACTCGGGCGCATGACCCTTCGCCAACCAAGAAGCCATGCGGCCGTCGCGCCTGGAGTTTCTATTTGCAGCCAGATGGTGTTGAAGGCCCGTACATTGACCTCTCTGTCATGCCTAATTTTGGACAACTGGAACTAAAGATCGGCTCTTATGCGGATTATTATCCCAACATATCGGAACTGAAATCGGGCAAGAAGAGGAAGGCTCGCAATGGCTAGTTCCGCGACCATGCCGGTGGGCTCGCCGATGACATTGCCCATCCGCGCCGATGAAGTTGAGACTACCGAAGGCGCGGTAAAGCCAGCTGTCTACACTGAAGATGCTGCGGCCTCGCTGGTTTGGAATAACTACCAGCGCGCCAAAAACTACGTTGAAGGCGAAAACACGGCGTGGCTTTTGGAGTGGCAGGAAACCGACATCCTGTACCAGTCGCCGATTCGCAACCGGTTTGTGCGTCGCGAAGATGGCCGCCCGGCGCGCGTGCCGCGCTTTCTGGTGGCAAAATTTTCTCGCACACTGGCCCGCGCAGTTAAGCGCGGATTGTTTGCGGAACAAGTGCCATTCATGCTGCGGCCCCAGGGCAAGACCACGCAACTGCAAGTGGATGCGTGGACGGATCTGCTGGCGGTGCTTTTGCGGCGCATGAAATTCCCCTACCACGCTGGATTGCAGATCAACTGCCAGACGCTGCAGGGCACGGGAATTGGTAAGTTTGGCTGGGAAGAGCGCACTATTACCAGGAGAACGCGCAAGCGCGCGAAGCCGCCAGCGCGGGTGAAAATGCCGGCGGGACCGAGCAAGGAAATTCCCACCGAGGCAAGCGATGGCTTTGAAACGAAAACCGAAACGGTTAAGGAAAGCTGGCCCATTTACGAGTACCGGCGGCTCGGTACTACGCTGTTCGACCCGAAATGGTGTACTCCGGACCAGCCGGAAGAGTCGGCCGGCTACTGCATTGACATCGACTATGTAACCTTTGAAGACCTGCAGCGCATGCGGCAACTAAGCTGCTACCGGGAAAAGAAAGATCCGACTGGGAAAATCTTGTCGCCCGGCATTCCCTCGGAAGAAGTGCTGAAAACTTATTTCTTCGCGAAGCAGGAA